GCAACACTATCTCTGTGAAACTCGTGATCTTTAACCAAAAATTCTGCGACTGTGTCTTTGCCAGACCCAATTAATCCTACTAATCCTATCAGCATAGAATTATATTACAGGTTTTTAATTCTTTTTGCAATCTCTTGTTTGACTTTTTTAACTGTGATTAATATTTGTTCTCGCATTGCAGGTTTATCGGCCACTCTGCTCATATTTTCCAATGCAGTAACTAGATCTTCCAGTTCTTCGAGTGTCAGATCGCGAATTTTTTTAATGCCTGTGCTAGCCATAATCAAATATATTTAATCTGAAGTTATAAAGAATTCTAAGATAATAAAAAGAATTAACCGATAATAAAACTGGTTGCGTTTCCGCCTTCCATATTAAGAAGAATTTCTTGATCTAATTTTTCCATCAGTGCCATGCCTTCTTGTTTTAATGTTTCACCATTTAGAGATGTTCCACCTTGTGGACCATTGATAGTACTAAATTTACTTCTTGCTTCGCCTAGCATTACTTTACAAACTGCAAGAGTATAATCTCTAAGCCAAGGTTTAACATATATGTCTTTCATTAGAGTTATGTCTGGTCTATAATTGTCTGTGTGTAATAAAACTCTCTCAGTGTCAATTCTTGGACGCTGTGTTATGGTCAACGTTTTTGTGGCATTGTCATAATGAAATTGTATAAAAGAACCAAACATTTTTCCCACTAATTCTTGATATGAAGCAAAAGCATAATAGGTAGCCAATCCGCCGGCTGCACCCGCTCGCATAAGATAGGTGTTGGTGTAGGCTAGGTTAAATGGTTCAAATAAAGTTCCACCTTGTCCATCACCTCGAGTTCCCACAGTAGCTCGTGCTATTTCTCTAACATTGATAATTTCGTCTGGTAGAATGTATTTGTTCTGATTTTCTTTAAGATCTAGAAAAGCATAACTTTCTTCCACAGAATTATTAGATCTCTGTCTAAAACGGTTTATGGCTCTTTCTAGTGCAACTTGGTAGTGTTTTGGGTCCAATTCCACCTCAATCATACCATCGCCTAGGTTAGTTTTAACGTATTCAAATACTTCTTGCTGTGCTGTTTGTAACTCTGACATATGGATATTTATGGCTGCTGTCTTTTCTATAAATATGGTTAGTATGCCACGTTTATCAATATACAAGCCGGAAAAGGGCAACGATTATAAGTTTTTTGATCGCAACATAAATGAGATGTTCCAGGTGGGCGGAGTGGACATCTTTTTGCACAAATACGTAGGCACATACGATCAGGGTGCTACAAACAAAGACGGTCCTGCTAGTCCCACATTGCCTGCTGAAAGCACACTGGGAGAAAGAACCATACAAGATCTGCTTTTCTTAGAAAATAGAGACAGAAAATACGATGCAGACGTATATGTTATTAGAGGTATCTACAACGTGCAAGACACAGATTTTAATCTCAGTCAATTTGGTATGTTTTTAGCCAATGACACTCTATTCTTAACAGTACATCTTAATGACGTTGTAGAAAGATTAGGAAGAAAACCCATGTCAGGAGATGTGGTAGAATTTCCCAATTTAAAAGACGATTACAGTTTAGATGCCAGTATACCTATTGCACTAAAAAGATTCTATGTGATAGAAGATGTGAATAGATCCGCAGAAGGATTCTCGCCTACCTATTGGCCACATCTACTAAGATTAAAATTAAAAACTATTGTGGACAGCCAAGAATTCCGCGACATTATTGGAGATGCAACAACCGAGGGCTCTCTTGCTAGCTACATGAGCACTTACAATAAAGAAAAAGAAATAAATGACGCCATCATTAACCAGGCCGAGGCAGATGCTCCCAAATCAGGATTTAATTACAAACAATTTTATGTTACACCTATAGATGAGCGAGGCAATGTAAGATTAGAAGGCGTGAATTCAGAAGAAACAGTATCTTCAGATCAACCTATCAATGCCGTATTAGATACACCAGCCAGCAGCCATTATGGTTTTTATTACAATGGTGATGGCATACCACCTAATGGATATGTTGCAGGTGCAGGAACCAGTTTCCCAACATCAAATGTTAACAAAGGTGACTATTTTTTGAGATTGGATTTCTTACCTAATAGATTATTTCGTTTTGATGGTATAAGATGGATCAAAGTGGAAGACAGTGTGAGATTGACCACAACTAATAACAATACCAGAAATACATTTAAAACTGGCTTTGTTAATAACAGCAGTACCACCACAATCAATGGATTAACTGTGGAACAAAGGCAGACACTGACCAATGCTCTAAAACCCAAGGCTGACAACTAATGCTTCATTTTTACGACGGACAGATTAGGAAATTTATGACTCAGTTTATTCGAGTATTGAGTAACTTTTCTATAGAGTTGGGTAAAGGCAAAGACGGAGTGGTGCAATTAAGACAGGTACCAGTGACCTATGGAGATATGACTCGACAAGTGGCCAACATCATTAGAAATAACAGCGAGAACGCTCTGCAGTCAGCACCAAAAATTGCTGCATATATTACATCATTAGATTATGACCGAGACAGAATGCAGAATCCTTATCATATAGAAAAACAACATCTCAAAGAGAGAAATTATAATGAAGAAACTGGAGAATATGATAATACTCTAGGAGCAGGATACACCATAGAGAAAGTCATGCCTAGTCCTTTTAGATTAAATGTTAAGGCAGATATCTACACCACAAATACAGACATGAAATTACAGATACTGGAACAGATCTTATATCTCTTCAATCCAGATTTTGAAATTCAAAAGAGTGACAACTATATCGATTGGACCAGCTTGAGTTATATCGAGTTGAAAGAAATAACATACAGTTCAAGATCCATTCCCGTGGGTGCTGACACAGAAATAGACGTGGCGTCGATCAGCTTCAGCATGCCTATATGGTTGTCACCACCAGTTAAGGTATCTAAATTGGGAGTGATACAAAAAATTATTATGAGTGTGTATGATGACGATGGAGGCATAGCGGAAGGATTAATAGACGGAACTCTAATATCAAAATCTTATGTAACTCCCAACAATTATGCTCTATTGTTAACAGGTAACCAGTTGAGAATATTGGGCAGCACCGGTACTAATGTCAGTTCGGGGGGTGATGGATTCTACACAGGTGCTAGGGCAGAGACAACATTGGATCCTTTTGAACAGTTTGGACCACCGATTAATTGGAATATACTGTTAACTCAATACGGAAGAATCACAAATGGTTTGAGCCAAATCAAACTAGAGCAAGAAAATGGTAATGAAGTGGTGGGAACCATATCAGTGTCTCCATTAGATGAGACCATATTATTATTCAACATTGATAGTGACACTATACCAGCCAACACCATACCATCAGTGAATAAAATTATAAATCCATTAACATTTGATGCCAATATTGCTCCAGCCAACGGCACTAGATATCTTATCACAGCAGACATTGGGGATAGCACACAATACTGGCAAGGTGGATTGAATGCCCAAGCCAATGATATCGTACAATATAACAGTGCTACCGACTCATGGAGCGTGGTATGGGACGCATCAGCATTTGATTCCTCAGTGGAATATGTTACCAATCTTAACACAGGTATTCAATACAAATACAATGGCACAAACTGGGTTAAGAGTTATGAGGGTATCTATATTGCAGGCCGTTGGACACTTGTGCTATAATAATTAAATGCAACAAAATATCATATGCTCTGGTGCGTTGTTCTACGCAGTGAACACCAAAAGATTTCTTTTCCTACAACGCAATGATGAAAAAACTCGCGGCATGTGGGGATTGGTGGGAGGACAGAACAAGTACACAGAGAGTGCTTTTGAAGGGTTGAAAAGAGAAATTCAAGAAGAGATTGGGTTGACTGCTGCCTTTAAAAAAGTCATACCTCTGGAATTATTCACCAGCAATGACCAAAAATTTTTCTTCAACACATACGTGATCTGTGTGGCGGAAGAATTCCTTCCACAATTAAATGAAGAACACAGCTCATATGCCTGGTGTGCATTTGAATGCTGGCCAAAAAATCTACATGCGGGATTGAGAAACACTCTCAATAATAAAAGCATTAAAGGAAAATTACAGACTATACTAGATCTTATAGTCTAATTGTTTCGTATCCAAGGATACCAATAGGCAGTGACCATGTCTATGCATTGGTAAGTGATATTCCAAGAACATTCCATCCATTCTAATTCGTAGGTGTATTCCTGGAAATTGCCTGCGTTGGGGGATACCTCTATATTGAAACCACGTGGGTATGATGGTTGTGTCACTATAGAACTTGTGAAAAAGTCCAGTGGATTAAACATGATGTACTTATCTAGAAAACCCAGCGATATTAGTTGCCTATTTCGTAGAAACTGTCTATGCTTGTCAATGCAGCTAATATCAAAAGCATTATCAGCATTATGCCCACTAGAGCCGCATACACCGGCTCATATTCGCGGTAATGTTTGATGATCTTTTGTTTGGTCTTGCTCAACCAATTGTTTTCTTGTTCATTGTACGGTTGCATTTTTCTAACCTCGATTGATCACTGAGCCCGTCGCCGAGCTCAGTGTGTCTCGTTTTCTTGGGTATTAGTTTTTAGCTACACCGTTGGTGAAAACTGAATAGAATTTCTGAACATTGTCTTGAAATTCTTTTACATTCTTCTGAATAGTCTCAGGTTTAAAACTTTCCTGAACTTTGTCATTGAACTTCTTCACGTTCTCAACCAAGATCTGAGCCTGTTCTGTGTAGTTCTGCCCATTGGTCACGAAGTCATTGAACTTCTTTGCTGTGTCAATGATGTCTTCTGCTGTGATCACTGGAACTTTGAACTCAGCAACCACTTGGTCACCATCTTTCTTTAAGCTCGCTTCGTATTCAGCGTGTTTGATTGTGTAGTTAAATTCAGCGATATCTTTCGCTAAACCTAGTAGATCGGCACGTATTTCGTAGCCGCTTTTTGATTTAATTGACATAACTTAAACTCCTTTCTGTGTGTGTGTTTGTGTTCTTGTTGTGTCAGCTGTATTTATAACACAAAAAAGGAAATATGTCAATATCGAACCGTATTTTTGGTAATTTAAATAGGTATTCTGTGTCTGGCCATGGTAACTCTCAGGGTAGACTCACCGGTGCTCACACCTTTCAATATCACGTTTTGTCCGCTCACGTCAGCGTCGACTGTGATGAATCCTGGGTAGGCATAGGTAGTGCCCGTGGCGATCCA